CTCAAAAAAACGCTCAAAAAATTTTGAGCTATGGTGTATTATTTTCAGTCAACATCAAAATATTGAGTTATCAAAAATGGTGTGTAGCTCAATATTTTTATGTCATTTTGAACTTTTGGCGCTCAATTTTTGCATTCCGAAATATTGAGCATCAATTGTAGAAGAAACCTAAAAATCTCCGAAAGTTGCCAAAAGTGAAAAATAATTTATCAAAAAGTAAACCCTATTTATCAAAAAGTAAACCCTATTTATCAAAAAGTAAACCCTGTTTTTTGGGAGTCGAATGTGGAATACAATCGGGGGGGGGGAACTTTCTAAATCCAATTAAGAAATATAGGATAAGTGTAAATATAGAATTATAATGATGTACAAATGTAAATTTTGTTTTTACATAACGGATAGATTACGTAATTTACGACGTCATGAAAATCGTAAATACTCTTGTCATAAGAAAACGAGTGAAAACGTAAAAGATTTAGAAGAAACCTATTTACCCAATTTAGGTGGTGATTCGAACAACGTAAATTCTGATTGTTCTCATGATGATGAGAGCTCTAATTATTCTGAGACAACTGTAGGAATCGATCACGTTTGTTCTAAGTGCAAAATAGGGTTTACGTATAAACATAGTATGTTACGACATGAAAAAAAATGCACTGGCTTACATCCTTTGCAATGTAGAATATGTTTAAGATTTTTTGCTTCAAAACAATCAAAACGTAAACATACTCATTACGTCAAATGTTCGCAACCTTTGCAAAAAGAATCGTGTTTATCGAATCAAACGATTAATAATAATAACAACATCACGAATAATAATAATGTGTATAACATTAACATTGTGAGAGGTGATTTTTATCAGATATCTAATGATGATATTCAGAAAATCGTGGAACAGTTGGAGAATAACGAGTATTTGAAAATGATACAAGACAATATGGACACTGGGAAATATGTGATCCCACGAACCATGGAGCAGATATACTTTAACGACAAACATCCGAACTTGCAAACTTTGAAGAAAGAACGCAGAAACGACAAGATGGTGGAAGTCCATGTTGGAAAGGGCAAATGGGAGAAACGTCTCATCGAAGACATATTTAGGATGGTAGTGAGAAATATAGAGAAGTATCACACGCAGTACTTCAAACATTTTGAAAAGAAATACGAGAATCAGGACTTAGTGATCGGCAGTGCAAAGTGGAAACAGCTTACACGCACAATCAAAACATTTGGAAATACGATGTTATGGTATGAAGGTTTTCGTGGGAATGACATATTGAATATGGGAATCGAATTGAATTGTCCGAATGATGATGACGATAATGAGAAGGAGCGGGAACGTCGAAATAGGGAGATGGAACATATCTTGGGTGAGACCGTTTACGATCAGACTCGTAATGTGGGGAAAAACATCAAGTTATAATAAATAATAAAAAAGAATAAATGAATTCGTTTTTATGCGCATCCTTAGGTGTGTTTAGTACATTTTTGTTATATGTTAATTTTTAGATTTTGCCATAAGGTGTGCATTTTTCTTGTTAATTATTTTTTTATATTTTTGATGATAAGCATCATATTATCATGAACGAATCCCGTCAAAAGGAAATATCAAGAAACAGTTACCACAAAAATAAGGCTCGTGTGGCACGAAGAAGAATTCTTCTAGCGATCGCCACTGGAAAATGTGTTTTGGAAAAAACGCTTGTAGATGAGGATAATTTCTATAAATGGACAGATGCTGAAAAACGTGTTCTACAAGCATGTATTGATAAACGCCGAACAAGTTATCTTACCTTACCTGAAGTTCAACAAATAGCTGACAGACGTTATCTTCGACGTTTAGATATTCCAAATGGACGTGTTCCACGATATCAAGTGATTAACAAACACCGAAAAGAAAGCCCATTTGAAACAGATAACTTGCAAACCGAATCAGTCGAAGATTTAGATGTCATAGAAGAAGATGTTCGACTAGTTGATATAGCGGAAAATGCCGACACTATCGAAGAATACAAAGAACGAACGAGACAAGGAAAATTAATAAAACGGCCAGAAATACTATCAGAAGTCGAACCTCATCTAAAATGGGAAAATAGTAACTCTGAATTGACTATCTCTGTTGAAATGATGGCAGCCTTATATGATTCTTTGTATACGGTTGGAAAGAGAAAACGGAAAAATAACGATCGCCAGAAAAAGATTAATTATGGAATTTACACACGATTGTTCGAGTTATTGGAAATAGATAACCTGATCGTTGTATACGAACAACCGAAGATGGCCTTAGAATTTATACGCGCAAACTCCAAGTATTTGTCAATGACCCCGTTTGTACATGTAATCATATCATTTATATTTCACCTTGAAAAAGGTAATTTCAATTCATATATTTCTGAAAACTTGAATGTATGCTGGTTATATCGTTTGACTCGTGAAAGTATGAAACTTAACGAAAAGAAAAAAATATGTCGGTTAGTAGCAAATGAGAAGGATCCTATTATTGATCAAAATGCAATATTATTACTTAAAAATGACCTGAAACAAAGACAAACCATTGATATGCAAGCTACAACGAAACGTCTTGCAATTGAACCTTATTTTGATTGGCAGTCGATTTGTATGTTACCTGAACTCATCAAGGATGATGACAATATATCGATGAAGAATGCTACATATCGTGTTTTATTAGCGCTATATACAAGAGAGTTTGTAGCACGTGATGATTATGGTGGATTGTTGGTTTATAGGTTACTGAATGATTTTAAAATAAAAAAAAATGTTTTCGAGCAAAACTCATTTTTGGAGAAAAAGGCACGAAATGTTATTATTCGTGTCCAAGATGTACAACTTGTAAACGCCCGTAAAATCTATTCAACGATTGACGATCATGAGTTTTTTAAGTATGAACCTGTTCGATATGTTTACAAACCAACATATTACAGTCAGTCTAAAAAAATGAAACAAAAGGAGTTTCGTTATATTCTTTATATGTTGGATCACAAGACGTATGAAGGATTTAAATTAGACCCTGTGATCCTTACCGAGATTACTTCAGATTATATTGAACAGCTGTTAGATATCCGAACAAAAGGAAACGTAAATGAGATTCCGTTATTACCGTCATCAAGTACTGTATTGCCAACAGATATGTTTTTATTTGTAAAAGAACACGATAAACAACCTTATGCACATCCTTGGAAACTAGGACCATTTATCACACGTATGTTTGGGGAGTTAACAGGAACCCATATTTCGATTAACGACTTGCGTCACAGTTATGCTACCTACTTTCGCACAACTGACGGGGGGTCTGAAAACATTGACACAATTATTAAATCATCAAATAGAATGTTTCATACACCAAATACTCATGTGGCGTTTTATACACACACATCCAACACTGTCTATTTGTATCGGTCAACAAAGAATACGAAGGCACTAAACACATTCATAGAAAAAAACAAATTGGAATCAGAAAGACCACAACAAGGTCCGCCATATAAAAATCACTTGAAAACGTTATCAGAGTTCAATAAAGCCAAAACCATTACTATTCATTATTTGAAGGCTTCAAATAACATCATAATAACGAATAAACAAGCGACTATCATAGACGTATCTGAATCTGAATATGTGGAAGGTGACTCTGCTACCGATGGTAAGATCATAATCACGCAAGTTGATGTTTCGGGCGAACCGTTACGACGAATATTGCAAAAAATTAAAATTGAAATCGAAGGACACAGTGGACATGAATTCGTAACAAACAGTACATTGTATACTCACCCTAACGAAAAAATAAAGTTTTGTCATCTGATAAACAAAATTATAGACATAAACGCCAACGTTTTTTCAAATAAACAGCACAGTAATTTCAAATGCAGGCAAACATTGAATCAATTGTTGAAAAGGTCTTCTAATAACAAACAAAGAATTGCTACGTTACGAGAATGGATGATGAGTCTCAATAACGGTTCATACGATGAATCAACAAACTGTTTAATGAATTTATCATATAAAGGTCAACGACTGTTTAGTATTGAAATTGAACGTTTACTGAGAACATTCACGAATCGTGAAAAAAAAACGCAAATAAGTCAACAACTGCAAACTTTCTTTCCAAAAAGTTTGAAACATGTTCGGCTTCTTCTAAACGATAAATTCAATGAGAATGACTCTAATCAATTCGCTCTAGTTCCGACTGGTATGTTGAAAACAGACTATGAATCAACAGACTGTACATTTTATCCAACATTAACCAATTCGATGAAGACAAAGACTTGCGATTCTGGTCAAATACGATTTGTTGCATACAATGAGTTAAAACACTTTCATTTACAAACCTTGGAGCTTATGGCTGAAACGAAAAGGAAGCGCCGAGAAAAGAAATGTGACTATGTTCATTATGAACCTGTTCTTTACCACAAACATTATAAAAAGGTCATCTCAAATTTTAAAAAGACTAATCACATAAGAAATGAACGATTATTGAATACAATTTATCCACGTGGACAAAATGAAATCCGAAATGAGATTGGGATAGATGAACGACAAAAGGTTTATGATTTGCGAACACAGAACGCTCACAACCATCTGAGTTTTTTTAAATCAGTAAAGCAATTCGTTGATGAAGAATATAACGATGAACACTACAACGAACATGAATTGCGGAAACTTAATGTTGAACAGTTGAAATCTAAACTGCTAACGTTTGCAGAACAACAATATATAAAACAAAAAAATGTAAATCAAATCGAGTACGATAAGTCAATTCAAGTATTGAGAAGCAAAAACAAATGTACAGCATCGATTTCAGAATCTGAGATAAGTTTATTTTGCAAATGTTTTGGAGTTACAATAAAGGTATGGAGTCCAACAGACATCAAATGGATAGAGTATTACTCATCCCGTGATGCAATAATAACCATATTACTAACTCGTACAGTCATCAAAGTTTGATAAAGACTCTTGGGCCATATTTTTCATTGCATTGTTATCTGGTGTGTAACACAAAATACGAATGCTGAGTCTATGTTTTATACACGTCAATACATTGTGGTCCAACTGTTGAAAAATACTGACGTTTCATACATCTCCATTGTCCAATTTGGTTGTCATTGTATTGAAGTTCTTTGGAGCACATCGCTTTGTTCTTTTTGAATGTCACACGACATACATAATAGGATATACCTGTTTTCGAAAATATCGATCTCAAATCTGATAACTTTGTGATGAGACAAAACACAAGATTGAGGAATTTGGATTGAACAGGGGCGATTGGCTTATCCTTTAGGATTTCCTTTGAACGAACGTCTTTGAAAATAATCAACCAATATATGAAGTGATTTTTGTCAAATCGATTTTTTTGAATTTCATCGTTCGTGATTCTTATATCATCACATCTTAACACTTTTTCAAACTTAGATTTTACTTTTTGTTCCTCGAGATAGTTTACAAATTCTGTTTTCATTTGCGGATTGTTCAAGAAAGACTCCAGTTTGCTTTTGTATGTAAATATTTTGTCAATCCAGACCTTTTTCTTCATACAATAATCTGAATACTCTTTATTGTAGTTTAGGTATGAATTTTCATAGCGTTTTAACTTTGTTCGGATTGATGATGACTCTAGTATGGTTTCTTCTATGAAGCATTTCTCGATTTGAACACAAATGTCGACACAACATGTGGACGAAACTTGTGTTAATGCTAACATGTTCACATATCGTTGAAAAAATGATGTATATTTTGTAAGATCTCCATCAAACGGAATCCCAGTCACTTCGTTATAATCGTTGATCCCAATCATAAGTACGTGTTCTGAGCTTTCCGATGGTGTATTATGAAATGAACACAAATAGCGGGGAATATAAAAATCGAAATACTTGTATATATTGGATAAAATGATTTGATTAAAGTCATACAAAAACTTTCCACTTTGGATGATGTCATACAGTTCTGTGATTGTGTAAAACTTGTACAGTTTTATTTTGAAACAAAACTCTTTGTATTCTCTATGTAACGACTCATTTTGATTCAAAAAATCACCTAAAGTAAACATACTTCGTGTGATTATATTTCAAAAAAGTATATACAATCAGTTTTTTTAATTTTCGATTTTGAATAGGTTTGTAAATGATTTCACTCGTAGTTTCTTAAGAAAATCTTCAACTGTTTAATTGCGTTTTCGAGTTCGTCCACTTCATCCCAGAGGTACATACATGAATCATTGATGTTATCATTATCTTCTTCGGATGAGCTTTCAATCATACATATGGAATGAATCATTGCGAGTTTACGTCGTACAACATTTTTGAGAGAAGAAATCTGGTGGGTAAGTTTTATTTGCTGAGTCCAACCTTTATTCGAATGAAAATGAGTAGACTTCCTGCGTGGGTCGTTCATCATTGAAGATACAATGGATATTGCTTGAGGTTTCATTTTCGACTTATATTGTGATAATTTCACTGTCAATTTGTATGGTATAGCATTTGTCAAATTTTACAATTTTATATATTGTAAACATTATGCATAGGCTATACGTACGGTGTCAATAACACACCACATTTCCTTGCTCATCTAAACTTATATGACTCAGTTTTCCTAAATCAAACAATTCTTTTATTTTCGAACCAAGTATCAAAGTTTCTGAACTTGGTGGAAAATTTGGTATTTTGTTGGGATCCAAAAACATAATAGTATGAACCAACTGTTGATGTTTGGATAAATGTGATATTTGAGTGGAATTCATCTTTGATGTACACATTAAAACTATATATCTTTAAACAAATTCGAAAACGACGTGAATTGAATTCACAAATTGAATAAATAAATCAATTTTATTCTATTTAAAAAGTGAATTTACTATATATTTACACATGAATTCAGATTTTCAATTCGGTAGTTGTTCTGAACACGTTCAAAACAAAATGCCCACACACGAATATGAAAACAAGGAAGGATTATTGTACTTACAAGAAATCGAAAACGATTCGATTAATTTGATTTTAACTGATCCCCCATATATCATTTCTAGAGAAAGTGGAATGAATACTCATTATAACAATGTCAAAAACAACGAAGACGCAAATATCGAATACATTAAATCCGTAGACGATTGGAATGAATACAAAGAGAGAAATGATATTGTAGATGATTCAAACAAAGATAATTATTTAAAATATGGAACAATCTATGGTAAAAAATACTGTGTGAAAACAGACTTTGGTGAATGGGATTCTAGTTTTACAATGGAAACCTTGGAAAAGTTCATAGATGCATTTTATAAGAAATTGAAAAAAGGGGGTACTTTGATTCTATTCTTCGATCTGTGGAAGATTGAATCATTGAAACGTCTATTGGAAAAATATCGTTTTAAACAAATTCGAATGATTGAATGGATAAAAAAGAATCCACAACCATTGAATAGTAAGATCAATTACCTTACGAATTGTAGAGAAGTCGCTTTGACTTGTGTCAAAGGATCTAAACCAACATTCAATGCTGAATATCAGACAGGAATTTATGAGTTTTCTATACCAACAGGAAAGACTAGATTTCATCCAACTCAAAAAAGCTTAAAATTGTTTGAAAAACTGATTGAAGTACATTCAAATGAAAACGATGTGGTATTGGACACATTCCTCGGAAGCGGAACCACGTTGTTTGCTTGTAAAAATATGAATCGGAGCTTTAAAGGGTGTGAACTGAATTCAGAATACACTGATAAGATCGCTAGCAGACAGTAGTACAGTTTTGACGATTATGAATGATTTTCAAGAAATCAACAGGGTCGTGCCAAAATGTTCCGACCATTGCATTTGGGTCTTCTTTGTTGAGTGTGGAATCACCTTTCGTAAAATCAATACCAAAACATGCTAACATTGGAATGTTGGTAGCACCGTATCGTCTTCCAGTTTCTCTTGTTTTTTTCATCACCTGTCTTTTTTGTAAATTACAATGTTGACATAAAGTTTGAAAATCGTCAAAGGTTTGTGTATCCACAGAAAGAACTCTATCATCATTATACAAATCATTCTTGTGGTCTACAACAACTCCACTATTAGTACCACAAGCTACACATGCTTTGTTACTGTAAAACTGCACAATTTCTTTTTTTATCGGTCTTATAAGATTATTTTTGAAATTTTCGTTCCATCCGCACATTCTTAGTTCTGTGACGGTTCTTGTCTGAGGGTTCTTTTCCCATTCACACCAATGAAAATTAAAAAACGTACCATGTCGTGAATTTCCGTTTCTTCCAAAGTTGAGGTGTGGATTTTTTTCAATAGTGCTTCTATCAATCCAGTTTGAATGTCCGTTTTCATCAGGTGAAAATACTTTGAGAACTTGCATTTGTTTTGGCGATAGTTTTTTGTTTTCTTTTAAAAGCATCTCATTAAGCAAGGGAGGAACATCAATATTATTCACATGAGCTGTGTCAGTAATACATACATGTTGTTGTAACAGTGTACAAAGTTCATCGCTCATTCGTGATTGTGTTCAAAAATGAATAATATTACAAATTGAAACATCACTTTTTTATGATGGAAGGTGTTATTCAATGACTTTGGTGAATCGATTTCCTGAACTAAAAAGATTATTCGTTTTAAAAAAATTGAACAAATTGTATTAAAAGAAAAATATTTTAGTAGATTAAAGATGTCGATATACCGTGAATTGTCTTTTGAAAATGATATCGAGACAATTAAAGGAATTCAATTTACTGTGATGAGTCCCGAAGAAATTAAACAAAAATCTGTTTGTGAAATCGTATCTACCGATACATACTCTGGAAATGAACCAATTATTGGTGGATTGTTTGATAGTCGAATGGGTGTTATCGAGAATGATAAATTGTGTAAAACGTGTCATCAAAAAAATACATTTTGTCCGGGACATTTTGGACATGTTCAATTGGCCAAACCTGTCTTTTATATTCAATTCTTCGACATGGTGAGAAAGTTGTTAAAATGTGTGTGTTTCCGCTGTTCACGACTTTTGATAAATCCACAGGATCCATTGTTAATGAAACTCATGAACAAAAAAACATCAGGAATGCGCCAGAAGCGTTTCGAATTGATTTATAAATGCTGTTCAAAAATTAAACGATGTGGACAAGAAAACCCTCACGGATGTGGTGCAAAGCTTCCACACAAAATCACGAAAGAAAACATGGGTAAAATTAACATGGAATGGAAAGATGATGGGGAACCACGAAAGCAACAGTTTAATGCGGAAGACGTTTTGATTATTTTGAAACGAATTTGTGATGAAGAATCGAACATCCTTGGTTTTCAATCTGATAAAAAAAAACCAGAATACAACCGTCCTGAGTTTTTGATCTGCACTGTCTTTCCTGTACCACCACCGTCTGTTCGACCATCTGTACGAAATGAAACTGGGCAGCGATGTGAGGATGATCTCACACATAAACTGTGCGACATTATAAAGACAAACAACACCTTAAAACAGAAGGTGAACTCGTCGGTGACCATCACACCAGAACAGAGTGTTCAAATTAATTACTGGTACATTCTGTTACAATTTCATGTCGCCACATTTGTGGACAACTGTATTCCAGGAATTCCACCAGCAAAACAAAGAACTGGACGTCCACTTCGTTCGCTTACAGAACGATTAAAATCAAAGGAAGGTCGTGTTCGTGGTAATCTGATGGGAAAACGAGTGGACTTTTCAGCACGCAGTGTTATCACACCTGATCCGAACATTGATATTGATGAACTTGGAGTTCCTTTAAAGATGGCGATGAATCTAACATTCCCTGAAGTTGTTAATCAATACAATATCAATGAAATGTATCGTTTGGTTAGAAATGGAAATGATGTATATCCTGGTGCGAAATACATACGTAAAAATGATGGTAATGGGTACCGTACAATTCGTCTCAAGAACCTCGACCGTCACAACATCATTCTCAAATTTGGAGATATAGTTGATCGACATTTGAAAAATGGAGATGGTGTTTTGTTCAATCGTCAACCATCGCTTCATAAAATGTCTATGATGGCACATCGTGTACGTGTGATGCCATACGACACGTTTAGGTTGAATGTTTGTTGTACACCAAGTTACAATGCTGATTATGATGGTGATGAAATGAATATGCATGTTCCACAATCACTTCAAACAGAGAACGAATTATTATCTCTTGCGTATGTTCCGACTCAAATCATATCACCGAGAGACTCATCACCAATCATCTCGGTTGTTCAAGATATTGTTGTTGGACTATATCGAATCACTAAAGAGAATAAAGACCATCACAGCAGTGTGAATATGAATGGAAAGCAATATTTTAATATTTTAGCTGGCAATTCAAAGTTTACTGGTTTACCTTCGAATCCAATCAAGCTTCATAATGGAATAGTGCCAATTTGGACTGGTCGACAATTATTGTCAAGTGTATTTCATCCGATGATGAATGTACACTTTAAAGGTGTTGAGATCGTGAATGGACAACTTGTAAAAGGTGTTCTTGATAAAAAAGTGTATCAGGATATGTCTCACGGTTTGATTCATTCCATTTATAACGAGCTTGGACACGAAGAATGTAAAGCGCTATTTGACAACACGCAACGTTTAATCTGTGATTGGTTGGTATATAATGGGTTTTCGGTTGGCATTTCAGATTTATTGATTGAAGATTCTACAAGCAATGAACTGAAGTCCGTAGTTACTGAATTGAAAAAAGATGTATATAGTCTAATTCGTGAAATTCATATGAACAAGTTCAAAAATGATTCTATTATGAATAATGTTGAATACTTTGAATCTCAGGTGAACAATAAGCTGGATTCTGCAACACATACAATTAATAAAATTGGAACAAGTAACATCAAAGATACAACGAACCGAATGATGAATATGATTAACTCTAAAAGTAAAGGTAATGCAATCAATGTTTCTCAAATGATGGGTTCTGTTGGACAACAATCTGTCGAAGGAAAACGCATCACATACGGATTCGATAGCAGAACACTACCTCATTTCACTAAATATGACGACGGTCCAGAAAGTCGTGGATTTGTGGAAAGTTCGTTTATCAAAGGATTGACTGCGCAAGAATTTTTCTTCCATGCGATGGGTGGTCGTGAAGGATTGATTGACACCGCAGTAAAGACGAGTGAAACGGGATACATTCAACGCAAATTGATTAAAGCAATGGAAGATGCAAAGGTGAATTTTGATATGACGGTACGAAACGCTACTGGAAATATTGTGCAATTCTTATACGGAGATGATTCGATTGATCCTATTAAACTAGAGAAACATCACATCAGTTATCTTCAATATGACACAACTTTAACAAAAATGGAAGAAATGTTTTTGATAACTCAAGCTGATAATCTAAAGTTGATTGTGAATGATGATATCATAAGAACGTTAAATAAAGATAAAGACACAATCAAGGCTTGGGAAAAAGAATGTAGAGACTATTTTGAGCAAATTTTGAAGGATCGTGAATATATGATGAGTGTTGTTTTCAAAAATAAACACGATGACACTGTGTATCATCCAATAAACGTTCTTAAATTGGTTTCAAGAATCAAAAATCAATATGCGATTGATCTGTCGATTTCTCCAAGCGATTTAAATCCTTTCGACATATTCAAAACGATGAAACGTTTGTTAAATGATTTACGGGTTCACAAAAACTTCGAACCGACAAAAATGTTGCAAATCATGATACGATATTATTTTAATCCTAAGAGAATCTTATTTGAGTGGAGGTTCACGAAAGAAGCATTTGAAACATTTGTAAAGATGTTCTGTCAAAAATACAACGAATCGTTGGTTCATCCATCTGAGATGGTTGGTGTAGTGGCAGCACAGTCGATTGGTGAACCAAGTACTCAATTGACATTGAATACATTCCACTTGTCCGGTGTTGCCTCTGCTTCTAAAGCTGTTCGTGGAGTTCCGAGATTGAAGGAATTGCTGAGTGTAAGCAAAAACATTAAAGCCCCTTCTTGCATAATATACATGAACGATTCCATTAAAACATACAAAGAAGCAACAACCGCAAAAAATACAATAGAAACAACGTATTTAAAAGACTTGTTGATTTCTTCATCTATTGTATTTGAGCCTGAAAATGCACCTCTTCCTTCCACGGATGAAAATATCAAACTTTCTTGCAAGAACTTTGAAGGATTCGATGATCCAGATGATGATGATATGATCAGTAGTTCGCCTTGGATACTTCGATTCAAATTAAGTCAAGCAAAGATGTTTTCAAAACAAGTTGAACCACTCGACATTTATTGTACACTAAAATCATTTTATGGTGACACGATATCGATTCAATTCAGTGAATTAAATGGTTCAAACGAAGGAAGTGTTTTCCGAATCAGTCTGCGGAATATCAGAGGAGATGATATTATAACTCATCTGAAGGCACTAGAGTACAATATGTTGGAAAAAATATTAATCAAGGGAATTGAACGAATTAATAAAGTATCTGTAACAAAAAAAGAAAACGAAGATGTTTTGAATGATGATTCAATGATGAAAACATTTATTAAGAAAGATTATTTCATATTGGAAACAGATGGTACAAATTTACAAGCGGTACTGGCGAATCCAAATGTGGATCCATATCGTACGGTTTCCAATGATATCATCGAGATTCATGAAATCTTTGGTATAGAGGCTGCACGCCAAGCACTGTATAACGAAATCGATGATATATTGAATAGTGCAACGAGTGTAAACCATAGACATATCGCATTGCTAGTCGATACAATGACATCTAAAGGACATTTATTGTCTATCGATAGACATGGAATTAATCGTTCTGAAATTGGACCACTTGCAAAATGTAGCTTTGAAGAAACGTCTGACATTTTGATCAAAGCTGGTGTATTTGGAGAGCTTGACAAAATCACAGGTGTTTCTGCGAACATTATGCTTGGTCAAATTTCAAAGAGCGGTACTGGGGATACAAAGATTTTGCTAGATGAATCCAAATTACAATTTATGAACACGAACATACCCAGTCATGTACCTTATAGTGAAACAATAGTAAGTTCAGACGAGAGTGTTGATATATGCGATTTGTCATTCCAGTATGAAATGGAGTGAATCTTAATTTTGAGTTTTGGATTTGTAATGCAATTTGCAATTTGCAATTTGAATTTTCGAAATTTTCATTTTATTAAATATTGTATATAGTAGAAGATGAAACATATATATGTATACTATTCAATCCTATTAATTGTATTACATTGTATATACTATTATGTTGGAATCGACAGCACGATACGTAGGGATCTTTTAAAAAACAATCCAATTAAATACACATTGTATAAACATTCTCTTTTCATTTTGAATTTGAGTTTGATTTTCTATTTAAGATATTGTATTGTGGAACAATTCAAATAAAATTATTTTTAAATTAAATGGACACATTCAAAGACGAACTGGCATTTATTTTTTTGACACATCTAAAAAGGGAACCATCTGATTCTGAAGTGAATTTCTATTGGTTAAGGTTCAAAGATGATTTAGTGTCATACGCACAAATCACAAACGAAATTAAAGACACGTCTGAATACAAATTTTTGAATACAGAATATTATGGAGATGTTAGATATGTTCCGGATGAAAATTTTAGTATCAAGGTGAAACACATGAATCCCAAAAGGTATGAAGGAGTAACGGTTTCAAATGGAAAGGTTGGAATCATCACATCACCCTTTCACAATTCAGGGAACAAACCCTTCATCACCATAAACTATGATCTTCAGACAATTGGCACGACCAAAAGTAATGTACTGTATGTTATGGATTCAAGTCATGTAAATTTCTTCAACGTCAATCAATCTTCAGTTGAAATCATCAATTTCGAACAAACAATTGAAATGTATACGGCTACTTTTAAGAATACATATACAGCTAGTTACACATTGCCTACAGGAGAGTTGCAACGTGTCGCCGTAGAAAACAGCATACTAGCGTTACGTCAGTTTCCTTACTGTATGTACAACGAATTCAAAATTAGAAACATTTCAGGGGCAACGATCGATTTCGAGGTGTATCACAAGTTTGTGAAAATGTTGGACTTCGAAAATCCTGTGTTCATTACGAATACGATTGATAACACCACATCTTTCTCTGCAGAAGCCATTCACACAACATCAAATACAAGTGTTTTTGTAAACAATGTTTATGTGAGAAATGAATTTCATCATTTAGGCTACACCGAAGATTCTGAAATAACATACAATCGATTTGTTCACAAGAATTTTGATGATGGAACGGAAATTAAGTTTTGTTTTTTAACTGGTTTCATGTCAACAAATGATTTCAAAAACCCAAAGGATGAATTATCACGTATATTGTATTCCATAAGTAACAACAGAAACTTTGTACAAGAACATAATTTACAGTGGTCGACACTATGGAAATCAGGAATCACGATTACTGGTAAACTAATGAACGATGCAAACCAAAGAAAACTTACGAGAGATCTTCAACAAGCTATAAAGTATTCTCTTTATTCGATTTATTCGCGAGTGCGTGCGGATGTTAACGTCGATTTGAATCCGTTAAATATCTCCGCAGTTGACTTCGACGGAGAAATGTTTTGGAACAGCGACATGTTTTTGGTTCCCGTTTTCAACATTTTGCAACCAAAATTCGCAAAAATGTTAATCGACTACAGGTTTAAACAACTTGATACTGCACGGCAATTGGCTTCAGCTCATGGGTATGATGGTTGTAAGTTTCCGTATAAAAATGATAGTACATTGTACACAGACATTTATTGGAATTCTGAAAACAAAATATATGTTTTCAATACGGGTATGATAGCAATGAATGCTTGGAATTACTATCGCGTGACTCAAGACTTTAGTTGGTTGTCCGAAAAAGGATATAAAATTTTAAAGAGCTCAGTTGATTTTTTCATCAGCATGACACAAGATGTAGAAGATGATAATGGAAAAATGAAGCGATACTCATTTCCAAACACATTTTCTCTAAATGAAGATGTTGTTGAGAACAACTTGATGACATTGTATTTTGCTCTGAATTCATTAAAACATTGTATAGAGGCTTCTTTCGAATTATCGTACAAGGTCAATGATGAATGGTATGAAGTATTGGATTATTGGAAAGAAAATCTCAATGATTTGATAACATCATTCACGATATCAAACGACAAACCCATATTGAAATTATCAGATGATTATACAGGAACACAAGTTGACGTAGCAGAGTCTCTGTTATTGTTCACAGGAAACTACTCGAGAACATTATTTTCATTATTACGAGAAGGAACGAGTAAACAATATACGGAAGACAATTTAGTATTCTACAAAGAATTGTCAAATCAATCATTGTTTGTAAATCAACTGCTTTCTATGTGTGTACATGGGCACCTTGGACAAAAAACTTCTATTTCTCAAAAAGAACACATTGTTGAGTTTGATCGTATTCTGCATGATATGATTTTGAATTCCAGCAAACCATTCGGAAAAATGAAAGATGATGCTGGGTTTATATACACGATTATCAACGGTTTGGGTGAACTCAGAGTAACAGGTTTACTTAATTTCAATCGTTTTTACGTCGAAACGTTCGGCATTAAGTCTCGTTCGGGGTATAAATTGCCCGAATATATTCAGAAGCTGAAAATAACAACTCCAAAAGAAGAGTTTATAATCAATAATAAAATTCAGTGACATTGATTTAAAAATAACTTTTTAGTATTAATTATACTAAGTCATGTCTAAACGTAATGCAATTGGAATCGACCTTGGAACAACATACAGCTGTGTAGGTGTATGGAAAAACGGTGTTGCTGAAATCATTGCAAACGACCAAGGCAATCGTACAACACCATCATATGTTGCATTCACTGATGAAGAACGACTCATTGGTGATGGTGCTAAGAATCAGGCGAGCATGAATCCTAAGAATACCGTATATGATGCCAAACGTCTTCTCGGAAGAAAGTTTGACGACCAGCATGTAACAGACGATATTAAACATTGGACATTTGATGTTAAAAAGGATGATAATAATAAACCAAAAATCGAAGTCGAATTCAAAGGAGAAAAGAAACAGTTTCTACCTGAGGAAATTTCAGCAATGGTTCTCGTCAAAATGAAGGAAACAGCAGAGGCATTTATTGGCGAGCCGGTTACTGAAGCGGTGATCACTGTGCCTGCATATTTTGGAGACAGTCAACGTCAGGCGACTAAAGATGCTGGAACGATTGCAGGGTTGAACGTTCTTCGGATCATAAATGAACCCACTGCAGCTGCGATTGCTTATGGAATGGACAACAAAACGAATAAGGAAAAGACAGTATTGATTTTTGATTGCGGAGGTGGAACACATGATGTTACGCTTTTGTCCATCGAAGATGGTGTATTTGAAGTGAAAGCAACTGCTGGAGACAGCCATCTAGGCGGCGAAGATCTTGACAATATTCTTGTTGAACATTTCATCAAAGAATTCAAACGGAAGCATAAGAAAGATATGTCAACAAACCCTCGTTCCATGCGTCGCCTTCGCACGAGTTGTGAGAAAGCGAAACGAAATCTTTCCTCAAGTACACAGTCTTCTATCGAAATTGACAGTCTTTTTGACGGTGTTGATTTCATGTCTACGATTACTCGTGCAAGATTCGAAGAAATGTGTGTGGATGTTTTCCGTCGTACAATGGATCCAGTTGAGAAAGTGTTGAAAGACGCAAAAATATCAAAGGGAGATGTTGACGAAGTTATCTTAGTTGGAGGAACTACACGAATTCCAAAAGTTCAAAAGATGCTCTCCGAGTTCTTCAATGGAAAAGAATTGTGCAAATCACTAAATCCCGATGAAGCAGTTGCTATTGGTGCTACAGTGCAAGCTGCTATTCTGACTGGGGCAAAAGATGAAAATATTCAAGACCTTCTTCTATTGGATGTGACACCGCTTTCGATGGGAATCGAAACTGCTGGTGGAGTTATGACACGTCTTATTGAACGTAACAGTACAATTCCAATCAAGAAATCTCAAGTGTTTTCGACGTATAGTGACAATCAGCCTGCTGTAACGATTCAAGTTTTTGAAGGCGAACGCCAGTTTACCAAAGACAATCGTCTCATGGGACAATTCGAATTATCCGGAATCCCCCCAGCACCACGAGGCGTTCCACAAATTGAAGTTTCGTTTGATATTGATACAAATGGTATTCTAAATGTATCTGCAATGGACAAAGGGACAGGAAAGTCTCAGAAGATCACAATTACGAATGATAGCGGCAGAATTTCTAAGGAAGATATTGAAAGAATGGTTCAAGAAGCAGAACGTTATAAAAATGATGATGAAAAGGCACGTGCCCGTGTTGATGCGAAAAATGAATTAGAGAGCTATTTATTTTCAATGAAAGCCACTGTAGGTGGTGAAAATATGAAATTGGATGATGATACAAAGTCAAAAATTGATGAGATTATTAAGACTAAACTTGAATGGTTGGAAAATAATCAAACGGCTTCTACAGAAGAACTCAACGATGTCAAAAAAGAAACACAGGAGATGTTAACAAAACTTCTAGGCAAAGGAGTTGACACTCCAGAACAGCCAGGAGGGGCGATGCCTTCTCAGCCATCAATGTCCGATCCTGATATTGAAGAGATTGATTAGAACATAGTTTAAACATAATCCTTTTCGTATTTTAAATAATATGCTTGTATTTATTTTTGGATTTGGTAATGATGAACAATATACGTACGAGTTTTTGCAACACTTTTCAGAAATTCCAAAACAGGTTATATTCTACAGACCTGGAATAACCTCTCAGGATGTAGAAGATTTAATTTTTTCCTTACCCACCCAAAAGATTAACCTTGTAGGGTTTTCGCTTGGTGCAATAGTCGCGCTTCAGTTCGCGGAGAAATATCCATCGTTCATTGATCAATTGGTTTTATTAGGAATTCCATCTTATTCGCATTTGTTTTTTCGAAGAAGATGGTTGAAATTAATGGTAGTCGATCTATGCATCTTTTTGGTTAAAATATGTCCATATTCATCACAACGAATTAAACGAACCATATACAAATGGATTAATAATAACTCTCCTTTTTGTGTGGTTAAAAAAGTAAGTTCTTATAACTGGTTCGATGCATTATTGGATTTGAAATTTTTTTTGTTTGATGTCGATACCACGAAAATGATTTTCAGCTCGAAAATTAGAATGCACGTCTTTTATGGACACATTGATGAGTTTGTGAACTATGGGTTTATCATGAATGGTGTTTCAGATAACATTTGTTTCCATAGGTGTGAAGGTGATCATCACTTTATACTTAACGAATCTTACCTTTTAGCAAATAAAATAAAATATATATGTAAAAACAATGATGCGTATGTCTAACAATATATTTTTTGATATAGTTCGTTTTGTATTTATAATCATTGTGTTGAGCATGTTTGTTTTTGGACTGTACAAACATTTCAACAAAAAAACACAGAAAGAAACGTTCAGTGATGATGTAACTATGTCAATCATGGACCTGAAAGAGTTCAAGACTATAAATTCCGATGTAAAAGACTTTTACAATAAAGTAGTTGTGGATGAAATATTTCCTTATTTTCTTGATAAAGTCACAAAAGTGATTAATAATACAACAGAAATAAATCTGAATTCTTGGATGAAATCTATAAGTTCGAATCAAGACGGTTTGAAGAGTGTCATCGATTTCCTGAAACTTAAAATCGATAAAATTATTCCAAATGGACAAACATTACCGATCACTTGGTTAGAAGTCATTGTAAATTCACTACCAAATGATCCAGATCTACAAAAAACAACTTTAAACAAGGTTTCTGATGACATTGTTTCAAAAGTCGTGAACAATATGAAATACGTATTGCCTACAAACATGCACTCGTACGATTTTGAGAAACTATAAACTTGTTTTTATGTGTATGAAATGATTGTACACCTTTGACATGACGCTATCCAAACTTTTCGTCTTTTCGTCTTTTTCCTATTTTTACCTTTGATCATCCAGTTACAGTTTTGCAATGTTTCTGGTCAAACATTCAACTTATTTTTAACTTGATTCCAAATGAACTTCTCGAAACATGGATTTTGAAGTGACCACGCATAGTCTTTTTGTATACTAAATAATGGTATAGTACTCTTTGTATCATCTTCAAAATGAAGCTTGATTTGGTCCAACGTTTTCCTGTCAATTAAGCCTATTTCATATTGTTTATCAAGTTTATCATGCATGATATCAATAATTTCATTCATTTCTTTAGTGGTTTTCCAGTTAGATTTAATTGCTAAAGGTGCGTATTTTTTCTTCAAATAATCGGAAATGAATTCTTTGAATTCATTGATACTTACACCGTATTTCAAGAAAGTATCTTTATACTCTGAAATCAATTTATGAATTTCATCATCATTTTCGAATGTTAACCTCTGATACTCCGATTGCATGACATGTCCTCTTCGAAAAGGTACCTCGCCATAATACCCACGAATCAAAATTGTGTTCGTTATCAAACCGAGTATATTGTTCATCACTACAATTTTTCCCCTCTCGAGAATGTGAATCGGTTTGGAAAGAATTGTAATCCGTTCGGAAAGTTTTCTTTTAGCCCAATCTTGGAATTCTTTCTTTTGAATCATTATTTTCTTCTTTTCAATCATTGTCTTCACTTCGTGTGTTTGATTATCAAAAAAAGATCTTTTCTTGGAACTGGATTTGATTTTGAAATAGGTATCTCTTTTGGATTCGTTTGATAAACGAGTTAGTTCGTTTTTTAACTTTTTCGGAAACTTTGAAGCAATCAACTCAATTATATCGTTTGGAAGTTCATGTATATGTTTCAAAGCTTCCGAAGCCTTTTTTTCATTACTTCGAATTTTAGCTCGTCTTGCTATATTTTTTTCTTTATTACGTCGAAGTTCATCTTGTCTTGCTTTTTGTTTCTTTTCCTCTTCCTCCTTGAACTTAGAATCAGTCATTTTCTTAGTCATGCTTCTCGTTGATCGTCTTGTGGAAGAATTCATTTTATTTATACATATTTTTTTTTACGTAATGTATAGATCTTGTGACACAAACCAACCCGTCTCACTTTTTGTTTCTGTCTGTGAAATGCCCCAGTGATGTTTTCATAAATAAAACTGTAAATATGATTTATATATTTTTTCGATATTCAAAAATAATTTTTTCTCTCTCGAATGTTTCAATGAAATTGTTCAAATCTTCTATTGTCACCCCACCAATCTCAAAAAAGAATATTTTATTTGTATGATTGTCTATCGTTTGGATCGGATGTTCTTCTGTGGAATATAAATCTAATCTTTTTTTTAAATCATGAGACGTGTGCTCGTATTTGTGTCTAAATATGACATCAGGTAATTTGTCGTCATTGTATTCTACACGCAATGTTTTTTTAAGTACAGTCTTGTATAAATATATAGGAAGTAAAATTCCTACTGGAATAAAACTCATTACGAACATTGTTGTTAGTTCGTATGTTTAATGAATTCTATATAATCTTTAAGTAAATAAAGTTCAATGAACTCGCTCATTGATGATTTAAATGCTGAACAGTTTAATACATTCGATCCAACAACTTTTTTATACTTAAATCCATTGTTTCAACATACATGTAGTAATTCTATCGAAAAAACGTATGCTTTCATGGTTTCGAATGATTATAGTGTAGGGTATCTCACACAGAATTTGACCTTGAATTATCCGACTTTTGATTATGCAGTCTATTATCATTATGCGAGTAATGGTATCCATGATTATTTCTTCGATGATGCGGATACATTTGGTGGATTGCCCTATTTTGACCGTTCAAACACAAAACGACTGATTGATATCTATTTTTCACAACATGGTGTTGAATTAGACGTGTTTTTTGAGATGGATTCTAATTTCAATCCTGAAATTTACAGATTGTTTCATAGAATCGTCCAACCCATGACCACTCAAGAGCTTTATATCGATTATCTCACGGAGAAAGAAAACCAGTCAAATAATTTCCTTATTGGAAACCTTCAAGAGTTAACAATGATGGTTCGTTCCAACGTAACTCTTGAGTTTTCTGATTTAGTTGTACGCGAAGATGGTTATGTTATGAATACATTATATGTTCGAAACCAAGCACATATAGACGGTGGAATGACTATTTACGGCGATGGTTCAAATGTTGTTATCAATGGTGGTGGTGGCTTAATGGTTGATGCGACTTACAATGATGTAGACGCTGCACTGGGTCACTCGACATCAGAAGATCCGTTAAATATCGTATTTAATTGGATCACTGATGAACAAATTGGATTGTATTTATCTGGTTTCAGCAATGACCTTGCACCTTGGTTGACTTACGATTCAAAGAATATCCATTTGAGCCAATTTTCGAATGATATGGGACCATGGTTGTCCAATATAACATCAGTGATTAATTACAGTGATGATGAGATAACGTTGTTTCAAAGTCAAACCACAAAATTGAATCTAGGTTATTTGCACAAGCCGATTCATAACATCACTACAGAAAATATTTATATTCAAAATTACTTGGAATCTATCGACGGTATTATAAATAACTCGCTGAGTGTGGGGAGTAATGTGTACACGTCGAATTTAGTCTCAAGCAATGTGATCACACAAAACATAACAATTTTGGACGACATCACGATATATGATACGCTCAGCGTTGGGAGCAACTTGTTTACATCCAACATAGAGACGTTTGAGTTGAAAACCACGAGCCTTTTTCTTTCATATGGAACAGTCTATGATACGCTCAATGTGGGCAGCAATGTGTTTACATCGAATCTAGTCACAAGCAATGTAATCACACAAAACATAACAATTTTGGACGACATCACGATATATGATACGCTCAGTGTGGGGAGCAACTTGTATACGTCCAACGTAGAGACGATTGAGTTGAAAACCACAAAACTTTTTCTAGAATCTGGAACGGTGAACGATTTTTTAAGTGTGGGGAGCAATATGTACACGTCGAATTTAGTCTCAAGCAATGTGATTACACAAAACATAACAATTTTGGACGACATCACGATATATGATACACTCAGCGTTGGTAGCAACTTGTATACGTCCAACGTAGAGACGATTGAGTTAAAAACCACAAAACTTTTTCTAGAATCTGGAACGGTGAACGATTTTTTAAGTGTGGGGAGCAATATGTACACGTCGAATTTAGTCTCAAGCAATGTGATTACACAAAACATAACAA